CAAGAACAAAACATAATACAATAAAATAAATTTTTACTACATTACAAACTTTTGCTAATACTAACAAATCACTCATCAAGAATGGATAATATACATTTCCTTCTGTTTTTGGAACAGTGTCTTTGAAGCAAGATAACAAGTCAAAACTGGTGTATCGGGTATTGGCATTTGCATCAACTAAATTAACGAACTGACCAGATGGTGTAACATGTTGACAAATATTTACTGTTCCATTGCATATTATGTTGCCACAATTAAGAGATACATTTGTTCCTGCACGAATGATATTGGAAATCATTTTCCCTTTTAGAGAGGTAATTCCCATAGTCGAGTATAAATTTGGTCCTGATCCGGTAAAAATTGTAACATTTCCACCAGAATTGCTTAATGCAGGGCAAGCAGGAGATAATGTACTTAAACTGTTTATTGTGGCAGTGGACAATACTCCAGAATCCGTTGCTATTTGAATAGTGTCAATTAACGGTTTTATCAAGGGCGAATTTAAGTAAACAACCTTTCCGTCTGTGTTGGACACGTTTGCGCATAGTCCTTGATTCTGCAATAACCCGGCAGAGGCATTAATCTGAAGAGGAGTTAAATTCATCAACTATCCTACAAACACGTTAAATGCCCCTCCGATTCTTACATCTCCGCAAGAATCAACGTCTCCCATTTTAATTACGGGTAGACCATTGCATATCACTTGAAATTGAGTGGGTATAGTCACCGCACCAACGTGATAGTAGCTATGCGGAGAAACCGGCATACCCATAACAGCAATTGGAAGACCATTCACCAATACATTAGGAATGCCCATCATAATGGCACCACCACCTGTGTTTACATCTCCCAATCGTTGTACAGGCATAGGAATCATGGCATTATCCCATCAGAATTTTGCTTGATACTGGCTTAATGCCAGTAGTCGTCTCAATATATCCGTCTGATACTTCTCTACGAGCAACAACGATCATAGCGCAATGTGCTTTAAAAAGTGTTACATCAGCTTCCGGATCACCGGTAACTACTCCAGAAATCATCTGAACACCTTGTGGTCCGGCGATAACAACCAATGGCTTAGTCAGAGTATAAGTAAGCTCATCCTCTGCTACAATCTTGGTCACAAGCTCATCGCCATAACTGGTCTTAATTACATAAATTTCGTCAAAACTAATATTCAAGTTATTCTCCGTTTAAAATTATTTTCATTAAAAAGTCTATGCCATCTACGGCATTCATTTGAATGGATACATCTTGTTTGCGTGATATATCCGGTTCATATAGGTTTATCCTAATCAAGTTGCTGGTTCTTTCTGCGCCAAACCATCTAATAGATGGGATAGTTTTACCAGCCCCTATCTCAATTCCGACAATGTTTTTCTTATTAGATTCCCATTCGGTATATGATCTTTGTTGTTCGTCCACCCGATTAAAACAAAAAGCAGGATCATTGAACATCATTACTTTTGGTCTCAAATAGCTACCGCAATTTGGGCAGGTTGGTATATCTTTTTCGTTGGTCAGTACATCAGTAAAATTCGGCATAGGCCAATCTTCGCGGGTGCATTGATCAACACATTGAATATATCGCAAATTACCGTGAATTTCAAGCAATTTGTTTGGATCATATCCAGCCTTTAAAAAGTGACCATCAACATTGGATGTTACCGAGAATATATCCTTTCCTAATTCTTTAAGCCTCAGTAATTGTACATATCCCTTATGAGGAGTTAATGACATTCCGGTTATCAATCTGGTAATATAAAAGTTCCATGCTTCCAAAGGATGAATGGCAAATGCGTCGGCTGTAGCAAATTTCATGAAATTACTTTGCTCACTTGTCCATATTCCATCTTTTCCCCTAAAGTCCGGTATTCCAGAATCAACGCTCATACCCGCCCCAGATAGAATAACAATCCCATCTGCTTCATCAATCATCTTTTTGATTTGATTATCCAGCACAGCTTTCGCATTCTCCTTTACTAGCTTGAACACCCGATTCTGATCTAATATAATACAATGATTTAATCAACGGATCATTGAATGCCATCTGATGAACTTCTGAGATATATTCTTCTGATTCATCTGATGAGAAGAATAGATTTATGGATTGTGCTTGGTCTATAAATTGTTGTCTGACTGAAGCTAATCTTACAATGACCTTTTGATCAATTTCAAATGCAGTCTTGAAGACTTTCTTCTCTTCTTCATTTAACCAATCAACATCTTGTACCGAGCCATTATGGTTGATTACTTCGTTGATGTGCTTATCATCATAAATGCCTTTCCCCTTCAATAATTCCAAAAACACTGGATTGATTCTGTTCATTTCGCCAGCAGCAGAGCCTTGTACATAGACATTTTTATAAACGGGTTCAATTCCTTGTGACACTCCTCCCATAATTCCAGCCGTTGATAGCGTTGGTGCAACAGCCAATAGGTGAGAATTTCTGCGATTATATCCTCTGCACCATTCTGGTTCGCCAAATGCTTCTGCCATCCATCGTGTTGCCTTTTCTGATTCTTCTTTAATTTTTTTGAAGATTTCTGCATTCTTAAAGTGAGCTTCTATTGATTCAAACGGAATCATATTTAATTGCAAATAGGTATGAAATCCCATTACGCCAAGTCCTAATGCTCTTGACTTTTCCGTGAACCTGACTGCTTTTTCTAAACCTTTTATTTTTTTACCAATAGAAATAAACTCAGATGCGACACAGTCTAAGAATACAGAAGAAACAAAAATAGTATCGGTATCTTTCCATTCATCATACTTAGCTAAATTCAACGAAGATAATACGCATGTATAGGTATGTTCATCATCGGAGAACAACGTGATCTCTGTGCAAAGATTACTCGCCTTTACTTTTAATCCATTATCTTTGTAACATTTGGGTGTCAGCTTGTTTACCTTGTCAACAAAAAAGAAATATCCCTTTCCGGTTACCATCTTGGTTTTCATAACCTTTTGGTACCTTGAAATAGCTTTTTTATCGCCTGAGTTCAATCTCCTAATGAATTTATCAGTTATAACCCACCCAATATTACAATCATCTGGGCTTGAATTGAGGAAGTTAATGATCTCCCAAAAATCTTCATGATCAATTTCAATATATCCAGCCCATGCTCCACGTCTAGTGTTGCCCTGAGATATATCTCTGGACAATTGAACAAAGTCTTTCAATACAGGAAGAACACCAGATGCCTTTCCACCAGATGAGATTTCTGTTCCTCTATGTCTGATTGCACCAAGATACGAGCTTGTACCAAAACCGTTCTTGGATAACATTGCTATTTCTTTTTGAGTATCATAAAAGTCATACACACAATCATTGACAAAATTACCAGAGCAGCTTACATTACATCCTCTATCGGTTCCCATGTTGGCGAGAATCGGAGTAGCACAAGATAGCCAACCATTCCAAATAACTGTATAAAATTTATGTTCCCAATACTCTGGATCATCAGTCCATTTAGCCGCACATTTGCTAATTCTACGAGCTACTGACTTAAAGTCCTTTTCTGTTTTAGTTGCGTATTTTGAAGAGAATAATTGCCACCCAGCGGTCGTAAACCAATCAGGTAAAACGCCTTCCTCTTGGAGACGTTTGCGTTCTTCGGATAGGTCTTCGTAAATTGTCTTCATGCCGCTTCCTCTACCGACCAATTGAATCCCTTCTCGTTCCAATCTCGCTTATATGAATTGCCAATTTTATAGAAAAAATCATGCAATTGAGGTGCGTTGATGTTTTTATAGAACCAAGTTTTGATTGGATTGTATTGAGGATTATAGTGTTTTTCAAATCCAAGTTGTTCTAAACAAAGATCAAGTCGATGCTGAATAAACGATTTTAGCTGATGGTCGGTAATTCCCTTGATATTGCCCTTCTCAAAAATCATATCTATAATTCTATCCTCGTGTTCTTTGATGTGTTCTACTGTTTCTAATAGGTCTGTGTTTAACTTCTCTATTTGTTCCTGAGATAATTCGCTTTCTGCCAACAGAGTTCTGAACAACCATGCTCCGGCAATAGAATGAAGATTCTCATCTCTGACGGAGAAGTTAATTCCGGCAGTAACGTTCACCAACTTGTTTTTTCCCTCTGATTGAAAATGCTTCAAGAAAGCAAATGATGAGTACAAGATAGCGCCTTCAATCATTGAAAAAACAGCTAATGATTTCAGAATATCAATGATATTGTCAGAAGGTTTGGCGATTACCTTATTGATCCAATTTATTCTATTGAACAACACCGAATCTTCAACATAAGAATTGTAGAATTCGTCTGTGTTCAATCCAAGAACTTCGTTTAGTTTGTTATAGAATGGTGCATGAACATTTAGCTCAAAAAAACTAAAACAGTTGCTCATTCGTTCAATATCTGGCCTGGGGAAAAGCCTTTTTATTTTTCCAGACCAATATTCTTTGCCTACTACCAATTCATATAACGTGAATAGCTTTAAGGTAGTAATTACTCCATGATACTCAGCATCAGTGAAATTGGTCTTCATATCATGAAGGTCCTTTTCCACCTCGATTTCATTGGGATGCCAAAAAATATCCATTTGTTGATTTGCAAACTCAACCGCCTCGGGATAATCTATCGTGTATGTTGTTTTTTCTTGTAATAGTCTTGGTTTTTCCATTGGTAATCAGTTATAATAATTTTTCTTTAAAGTAATCCTGAGACAACCTTCTTGTGACATCTGCTTTTGGTCGTGTATTTACTATGGATTCTTTATCCACGTTTAAAATATATTCATCATTATGAATCAATGATGTAGAGTTGTCAACTGAATAGATTAAATCAAAATTTTGAAGGTCTGGTCTATCAATCAACACAATAGTATACATCATCGCTAATCCACGCGATACGTCGCAGTATCTATCAACAAATAGTAGCTCCCATGGATCTGGCCATGATTTAAAATCATCCCAGTGTAAATGATACGGTGTCCAAGGTCTGTTGAACCACCAACTATTTATAGTTTGTAACGCAGATTGAATTGACGTTTCTGCGAGCGCAAAGCTACGCAACTGATTCCATTCAATCAGTTTTTGATCATATGTCATGCTCATATCAGTAGTTAAATGTTTGAATAGAGTAACTAAATGTAGCGTCAATAAAATTGAATGAAGTGGTATACATAACCGATAATACTTCTCCCGCTTGCTTTACAACCAAATTAACACCCGATGGTTGATTTTCTGTATAATCATCCGACCATGTAGGCTCAAGATTTATTGCACCGTTAGCACTCACTGAAATCGTGCCAGTTCTATACACCGATCCTCTGATAATAGAATAGTTGATAGAGAATGTATCTATGTCTAACGTATTGACAACAAGTGGCTCACCATATTCGCTTATTACGGTTGTCTCAACAGATGTATTATCAGCCAATGTTGCGATACTACCAGGTCTACGAATGTATGTTCCGACTTCAACCTGATCGCTCATCACCGAGATTGATGTGGTGTTGTTAGTCAATATGCAGGGAATGGATGTTCCCGGTAACACTGATCCAGGATCAACGGTCTCTCTGGTAAATAAATCACCTACACTAATATTGTCCCCATTTTTGAATTCAATGATGGCAGTATAAGGATTTTCTATTCCGAGTAAGTAGTTGCCAACATCGTAAAAAAAGTTATAGGCGCTTGCATTTATTCTAACTTTTCCAATAATAATACCTTCGGCGTAAATTGAATCAAATACGTTGGATGTTATTCTGAATCCAGTTATATCATTTGTAAACGTGTTTGAGCCGATTCTGATTCCTTGGTATAGGTTGGATAATTTTGACCCATTGATAGTAACTCCGCGAACAGCCGAGTTATCGCCTGTTTCATAATCATCGGTGTTTGTCGCGTATGTCAATCCGCTAAATTGGCAATTGTCAATCGTAACCGAATTTGTAATCAGTGATTCGTTGCTTCTGAATCTGATTGCAGCCATTCTTGCAACATCCGACGATATTTCGTTATTAACCAATGGTCCTCGGAAGCCAACCGATTGGAACCTAATGACCGATACTGAATCAAGTAAGCATAAATTTGAATTGGATGTTTTTGATGCAATACACATATTGAAGATGGTTACATTTTGTGGAAGAATTGCACCATTTGAGCCAATGTTTACGCCCGTTTGTTGATTGCTATCAGCAGTAACAAGAACATAGGGTTCTACGCTATTATATGCCATTTGAATGATGGAGTTTTCTGCTCCATCACCATAAAGCGTGGCATAGGGAGGAACCTTGATTGCACCGGTTACTTTATACACACCCGCTGGAAAATAAATTGACTTTCTTACTTGTGGATTTACATCTCTGCAATATATCTGATATAAAGCACGATTGATGGCCGCTGTATCGTCGGTGAATCCATCACCCTTTGCTCCAAAATCTTTAATCGATACCCATTGATCCATCCATTGTTGGAGTGACATTGTTACCGGCGAATCTATATTTGGTCCGGTTTGTGCTATATATCCGGTTGATTCACCTTCGTAGGTGTAGGTGGCATTTACTTTCAGAATATCACTGAATTCAGTTAAAACTTCGGTGTTTCCTATAACTGGTGCGCCTTCTTCAAGATCGCCATTGCCGATAAACAATCTTCTGCTATCCACCGACCAGCCAAATTCTGCTCCAGCTAATCTTGGTAAATCAACTTGTAATCCCTTTCTTTGGGTAATCTGAGATATCTGAGTAATTGCCACAATAAATTCTCCTTGTAATGGAGTATTTAGCAATTTACAACAGGTAGAACTGTTCTACTCTTTTCCACCATAAATCAACATACTTGTCGTATTCTTTTCCTTCTAAAATAAATTCCTGATATTCTGGGTCTGATAATAAATGGCCGGTTAATTCATCTACCTTTGGCTTAACCGACATGAATATCACGCCTTTTTTAATTTTGGTTCCATATGTCTCGTCGTGGGCCAATCCGTAAGCCACTAATTGCAAAAAATAATCTTCAATCCATTCACGATTTTTTGGTTTATTGGTTTGCTTATGGTCCATAATCGCTTCGGCAGAATCATGAACTCCAACTAAATCAGTTGTTCCTGCATACAATTGCGGAAAATATAAACCGATTTCAACTCCCCAAACCTCGTTTACGTTGGATAGTCCATTGTCGATGATTGCTTTAGCCATCGCATGGGCCGGCCAAGAAAATGGGTTACTGGTTCTTTCCGGCAAGATACCATTCTCAACATAGCCTTCTAAGAGAGAATGCATCTTTGTGCCGCGATTTGCAGCTTCCGTGGTGATCTTTTTTGCCTTTTCTGTTCCTACTCGTTCTTTCCATTCTTTTAATGCTTTGACCTTTTCTTTTGGTTTTGTGGCATCAAGAATGGTTGTTACTGAAGCAACCGCTTGTCCAGATGGAGTAGTGTATAAACGCTTTCCATCTTCATTTTTGCGTTTAAGCGGAAGATACTCAAACTTTTTTGTTAAAAGTGGCATAGTTTAAAAAGGATAAGTTGGTTGAAA